AAGGTGTTCTCGTTGGCGATGTCCCTCATCGCCCGATCCACCACGGTCTGGTTCCACCAGTCCACGCTGGGCTCCTCGGGGACGAACGGACGAGTGAGGGACTCCAGGTTCCCCCACCATGCACCGCTCCAGCCCTCGGGACGGGTCGGGCTGCGGAACAGGGTCCCGTCGAAGTCGAAGATGGCCAGCTTGGTGGGAGACATCAGACCCTCAACAGCTTCCAGTTCTGGACCGCCACCGGGAGGCTGGACCGCTCATCCAACCTCACGAAAGGCTCCTCCACCACCGTCACGATGAGTCGAGAGTACCCCCCGTCCGCGAGTTGCATCACCACGCCGTCGAACCCCAACACCCGGCGGGCGTAGTCGTTGTACGGAGAGCGACCCAACATGACCTTCCCCGTCAGGGCTTCGTCTGCCCTCTGCATGAGGTTGGCAAGGGCCTGCTGGTTCTGAGGGGTGTGAAGCTCCTGATCTCCCCCCATGGCCTGTGCATGGAACCTTTCCAGGAGCTCCCTCAGGTCGCGCACAGGGTTCGATGAACCACAGACGTGACGCTCGCGCCCGATGAGCCTCTCGGCTACCAGGGAGGCGAGGGATGCCCCGCGCGTGCTGGCCATCCGGGACTCCTCGGTCATCTCCCGAAGGTCGAAACACTCCGGGGCGAAATCCTTGCGGAGAGCACGGATGTCCTGTGCGATCTCACGGGGGTCGTCACCGTCGATCCAGCGGTACTGGAGTTCCCGTACGAGTTCGGCCTTCCCGTCGATCTTGTCGGCCCACTTGGCCTTGTTGTCGAGGGACGTGGCCTCCTCGAACAGGGCCTCGATGGTCAGGAAATGCTTGCGAATGCAGTCCTGGCACCGCTTGCGCTCGTTGTTGAGGTGGTCCTCCAGCAACGCGCACTGCTTGCAAATCTCCCTGAGATTGTACAGGGGGTGCATGATGGGGAGGAGGTCGGCAGCGAGTCGATTCACAGGGTGGGCTCCTCCCCTACTTGGAGGATAGGGTCGGAACCGGGGGACGGGGCTCGGTTAGAACCGGCCCTCGGCGTCCTCTTCCTTCTTCTTGTAGGTCAGACCCAGTTGCTTGGCTACGAGCTCGACAGCGTCGGAGTTCTCGGCCAGCATCCGTCCCAGTTCGCCGTACAGCCCACCCAGCACGTCGTTGAACTTGGAGTCGTTGAACGTGAGGGCGTCACGCTTGAGCTTCTCCTTGGTCGAGTGTGGGTCGATGTTCAGGAGCTCCAGGATCACGTCGATGTCCAGCGAGCCCTTCTGGTACAGGTTGAACAGGGCGTCGAAGGTGTCGCTGTTGTCTCGCAGGGCCAGCCGGGTGAACGACAGCGAGGGGCAGACCACCACCTCACTGCCATCGTCATCGAGCTCGATGAACCCCATACGGCGGCACATCGGTCGGAGCATCCGGTCCTCGACCATGTCCTGGAGAACCTCACGGAGGAGCATGAACCGGGTGTTGATGACCTCCAGGTTGATGCGGTCACCGCTGTAGCTGGACTCACCCGACAGGAGGGACTCCGTGACGCCCAGCCCGGCGTACATCTGCCGGTCGGTCATCTCGTACTCGGACGACAGTTCCAGGAGTCGCCCGTTCGACCCCATCTCGTTCCAGTTGACCTCGAAGTTGGTCACGATGGAGTAGTCAGGGTCCTGGAGGGCCATGTCCACTTGGTCCCGCAGGGCGTCTGTGTCGCTCGCAGACATATCCGCCGCGGAGATCACCCGGATGGGGGTCATGTGCCGCGAAGCGATGCTGGTCTGGGCCTGACGGAGCTTGTCCCGGTACACCAGGGTGTTCAGGCACCGCTCCAGCATCGAGTGCCCACGGGGCTCGTACTGGGACTTCTTGCGGGACATGTAGTACACGAACGACCCGGCGTCGGGGTCCGTGTTCAGGGGGATGTTGCTTCCCTCCCGGATGGCCTCCACCACCCCCTCGGGCATGGAGTTGACGATGCGCTGGGCCTGCTCGTCCCCCATATCCGCTCGGTTGACGATGTCCTTGGTCTTGGAGTCGGGGATGAGCTCCACCATCTTCTCGTCCGTGAACGGGAAGCTCTCCATGTGGATTTGCTCGGGGGGCAGCACCCGGATCGCCGTCCAGCCACGGTAGTGACGCTTGAGCCACTTCTCGGCACGGGCGTCTGCATCCTCGCGGCGGACCGTCCGCTCCGTGGGGTTCCCCGCTGTGTCGAGCTCTCGGATCACCTCATGGGTGATGTCCTCAGGCATGTCGGGGGACGTGTCCTCGCAGAACACGAATGCCTCACCCAGGAGGTTGTAGTCGTGGACGATCTCCAGGAGACGGTGGAGGAGCCCGATGGACTGTGCCCACTTGGTGCAGAACGCCAGGGACTTCCGGGCGAGCGCCTCGTCCTTGGCCTTCGGGGTAGACAGGCGGATCTTGGACAGCGGGAGCTCCGTCTGGAGGTCCACCGCCTGACCCACGAACGGGTTCGTCTGGTAGAAGAACCTGAAGTAGTTCCGCTTCTCGTCCAGGCTCTGGGGCAGTTCGAGGAAGTCGGTTGAGAGCTCGGGGGAGTAGAAGTTCCCGCCGCTACCACTCGCCGTGCCACCCGTTGCAGGGTACGCGACCTTGGACCGCATGGACCCCAGCATGATGCGCGCGGGCTTCCCCACGGTGGCACCCTTGGTGCGGCTCGCGATCTTCTTCACCTCAACAGCGCCTTCGTTGGTCTTGAGTCTGGGCATCAGTCGTCACCATTCTGGATTCTGAGAATCTCTGCCATCACATCGGGAGGGGTGAGCTTTGGCCCGTCCCTGGGCTTTGGCGGGGCCTCTGTCAGATCCGGGTCGGACGTGTCGTAGGAGGGCTGTGTGCGCCTCACAGAGGCCAGAGCACCCAGTGCCTGGAGAAGGTCACGACGGGTGGCTCCCACCCGGCGGCGACCCTCAGGGGTGGCTGCGGGTGCGCCGTCACACAGCTTCAGAGCCCCTTGGATGGCCCTCTGGGCCTGATCGACCCGTTGAGCGATCTCCCGATCCAGGGGAGACGACGACAGCGTGGCTCGGAGACGGCTCACAAGGTCACCGCCACTCGGGAGCCCTGGGGATGTGCTCCTTCTTGACTGCCACCTTCAGCACCGTCTTGAGGAGACCCAGGTCTTTGGATGACCCCATGAATAGCTTCTCCCACGAACCACCAGCCCGTTGAAACACCGCCACCACGAGTTCGTAGCCCTCGTTGGTGTGGATGACCTTACCGGAGAACGTGCTCTCCAAGATCCTGTGGATGAGCCGATAGTCTGCCCGACTGGGCTTCAATGGGTCGAGCTTGGCCTTCTTCACCGGAACCGTCCCTTCCGTACAGCGCCACCCCGTCGCGGGATCTGCCGAGCCTCGACGGACCCGCTCTGGAGTTGCTTGCGCCTCACGGCTACACGGTTGTATGCGGGGACTACTGGCCCCATGGACTTCCGCCCACCCGCCATGTGGATGTTCTTGGAGAGCCTCTGCGATGCCAGCCACACCATTCTCACCAGGGCGTCGGACATGTCGTCGTGCTTGCCCTCGATGTTCGGGGCCTCCACGGTGACCACGTACTTGGAGTGCTGTGTGGCCTGGAGCTCGAACATCTCGTTGATGTACGGGCAGTGACCCTCTCCCGGCGCAACGGGGAAGTCGTACAGGACCAGTTTCTCGTCCCACATCATGTCCTTGAAATTCTGGAACATCTGGGACGTGATGTTCTTGTTCATCTGGGTGGCCTTCATCTGAGACAGCCCCCGCTTGGACAGGGCCTGCTCGAACGGGATGCCCGCCCACTGGTCGAACATCCCCTCCTGGATGAGGAACCTCTTGGACAGGTCCAGCACCCAGTCGGCCACGTCGTCGAACTCCAGACGTTCTTTGTCCGCGAACTTCCCAACCCCGGCCTTGATCTGTTCGACAAGGTCCAGGACGATCCTGCCGTTGTCGTCCAGGTGACCCACCGCGATGGCGGTGCCGTCACCCACAAGGCCCAAGTCCAGCCCCAGGAAGTAGCTGCGGCCATGGATGCCGCGAGCCTGTGGCCGTGCCGCCGGGTCCACACACGTCAAAAGGTCCGCGTTGCGCTCGATCCAGCCACGGGTGCGGTCGGAGAACTCCCCGCCGTACTCGGTGAAGAACGCTGTCTGGTCCTTGAGGTAGTGCTTCTCGAACTCGCTGGCAGGGATGGTGGGGTTCACCTCCCACGACGGGGCCTGGATGCAGAGCATGTTGCTCGCAGCCTTGCCACCGGCCATCCCGATCTGGAACATCTTGTAGAACAGCCCCTGACGACCCAGGGGGGACGAGATGAGGATGATCCGGCCCTCAACGTCACCGATGGGCTTCCGGCGGTCCTTCGGATCCTTGGGGGCGAACGTGGACGTGGACGGGGTGACCGCGGTGTACACCGCGTCGGCAGAGCTCTGGCCCTTGTCTGTGAAGTGGGCCACCTCGTCCAGGATGACCAGGATGTTTCCAGCGCCACGGAGACCCTTGGCCACGCAGCTACGGAAGGTGACCTTGATGGTGGCCTTCGCGCTGGGGTTGTCTTTGTATTCCCCGTACCGCTCGATGTCCACGGGGGATTGAAACCGGGCGTACGACAGGGTGTTGTTGGCGGTGTACGGGCCAAAGTACGCACACCCCCCAAAGTGACCGGACACCTCTTGGTAGAGGAGACCTGCTTGGTCCTTGTCGGTCGCGATGGAGATGAGTTGGATGTTGTTGGCCGGGGGGAGCCCGTAGAACCGCTGCGGGTCCCCCTTGTTGATGAGCTTGTACGTCTCGTACGCGGCCACACAGGCCGACAGTGCGGTCTTGCCTGACCGACGACCCAAGCTCAACACCATCTCCCGGCGCTGCACACCCGGGATGACCTCCCGGATGTTCGACCGCTTCTCGTCGTAGAGGTACTCCAGGTAGGTCTTCTCGGTGAACTGCCTGGGATTCTCACGGCTCCAATCCGTGATCGTGAAGGTATCCACGTCATCGAGAGGGATGCCGTAGGAGGCTTTCAGGATGATCTTCTGGACCGGGAACAGACGCATCCCGTTGGTCTCGCCCGTCACCGGGTCAGGGGTGCCCCCCAGGCCCCATGCCTCCTCCACGAACTCAATGATGCTGGCAACAGGTGCCGCCCCAACAGCAACAGGTGCCGCTGCACGGGCACCGGAGAGTGCAAGGCTAGCGAGTGTCATTCCTTCATCCTGGACTTCGCCTCGGTCATCCAAGCATCGTCCAGGAGCTTGGAGAACTGGGCCGTCACGCTGTCACAGAGCTCTTGCCGTACACCCGCGGCCTGCATCGCCCTGGCATACGTCTCAGAGATGAACTCGAACACGGCCCGGAACGCAGGGGACTCCATGTCGATCCCTCGGTGCTGGATCTGTTCCTTGCGCTTGATCCAGGTGTCACCGATGGCCTTGAGGGCCTGCACCCGACGCATGGACAACTGTGAGGTGTCCTCCCCGTTGCGCTCGGCTTCCATCCTCTCGAACCGGAGGGATGCCGCTTCCTCACTGATGCCAAGGAGAACTTGGTTCAGCACCTCGGCAGACTCAGGTGTGGTCTCCGCGGCTTGGATGATGGGGTCGTTGCGGAGCATCCCCTGCTTGATCCTGAGGATGTCCCCAATGAGGGGGGACGCCGGGGGCATGGCGTCGTCGGTCTTCTTCGTCGCTGGGGGCTTCCCGATCTGGCCCTCAACGAACACCGGGAGCCCGGTGTCGTTGAGGGAGAGGGTGTCCCCAGCCTTGAGTTCTTCGATCTTACGGAGGCGGGTCGCCCCCTTGTCGTCGAGTACCTTGACCCTCTGGGCCGTCGGAGGGATGACGTACCCCTGGAATTTTCGGACACCGCTGGGCTCGACCGTGACGAGTGGGTTGGGGGTGTTCGCCCCCTCCTTCACAAGGTCTGCAAGGTCATCCCCAAGGGCGTCGTCGATGTCATTGGCCATGGCTCATGCTACCAAGTCACAGGATGGTCGGGGGTTCCTGGGTCTTCACAGACTTGACCACGTAGAAGTTCGCCCGCTGGTGACCCGCGCCTGAGAGCACCTCGCCGTTCGGCCCCTGCACCTCGAACGTGAGCCCACCGAGGAGGGTGGACATGTCATTGGTAGCCTGGACCGGGAACTGGGCGTCCGCCCTGGACGATGTCAGGTACGCGGTGTCCCCCACGGCAAGGGCGGTCACGCCCTCCACAGACTCGTTCACCCAGAGGGCCAGCTTGGTTGCAATGGTGTTCACCGGACCGGCCAGCGAACCGTTGCCATCACCGAAGTCCACACCCGCCGTCGGGTACTGGTTGAACATCCGGCACTCCTCCTGGTAGTAGAACGGTCCAGGGGGAGCCACCGTGGCATCCCAGTACCTCGCGGAGAGGACCTGGATAGCCGCGGTGTGGTTGACGGCATCCACCGGGGGGATGGCCTGTGTGGGGCCGTTGGTGCGAGCCGTGCCATCCGGGAGAACCATCTGTTGGAGGACGAACCCGGTACGGAGCTTCACGGGGTTGCCCGCTGGGCCACGGCTTGGGTCGCTGCTTCCAGCGAGGTTGGCCACGAGGATCTTGAACTGTGGGGGCGCGGCGAATCGCATGGTCACTCCTCGGGGATGAGCATTCCCCCGAACGAGACCTCAGTGAGGTTCTCGTTGCCCGGGAGGTTGCTGTAGTCGAACGAATCCAGGGAGTCGTTCTGGAGGTCGAACTCCTCGGGGTTGTAGTTGGCGAACATCGAAGCCGTCCGCTCGGAGTCGTCGGCGTTGGCCAGCCGGATGGTCTCCCGCTGGTACTTCGCCGGGTCCTTCACCGGGGCGGCGGTCACCAGGGACTTCTTGTACTTCTGGCAGGCTCCCCCGCTGTTCTGCGAGCACGACCCGCAACGGTCCATCTGAAGGACCGAACGGATGGGGCTGGCCCGGTGGATGGCAGCACCCTTGTCACATCCCGAGGTGCCAGTGGGCGTCGCGTAGGCGCTGGCGTCCACGTAGAGGTGGCCCGCGAGACCTTCGTGCTTGCGACGGAGTTGAACCAGTTGCTCGCCCGCACCCTTGAGGTACTCCTGCGAGAACTTGGACACCATCCGTGAGTCCAGGTCGTTCCCCGTCACGCCCTCGTTCATCTGGGTCCGGGCGTACCGGAGCACCTGACCAACCTTCGGGTCGCGGGGTGCGGTTGCCGGTGCAGCCATCCGTGCGACAGGAGCCTTCACGCCCACTCCCTGTCCCTCGTATGCGACCTTCTTCGCACTGAGGATGAAGGTGCTCCCCATCAACAGGGTCTCAGCCCCGGATGCCTTCTTGGACAGGATCTGTGCGGCCTGATCGCGAGTCAGGGTCCCGGACTTCACCCAGCCCTTGACCACAGACAGCGCCTTCTCCCGGGACACGGTGACCTCACCGGAGCCCAGCTTCTGGATGCTCCCGGAGTACACGGACGCCCCAACCCCGTCCCCTTGGTAGTTGGCCCTCTGTGAGAGGGACGCCATGTGGGCCAGGACCCGGTCTGCCTCCGCAGCGCGCTCACTCGCCACCCGCTGTGCGTGTGCCTGTGCGAGCGCCGCGATGCGAGCACCCTCCTGCTTGGCCCAGTCCGAGTTGCGGACCATCTTCGGGTCAAGGGGCTTCACCCCGACGCCGGTGCCATCGTAGGTGCCAGCCTTGCGGCCCCCCTCGATGACCCAGGCCCCGTACTCGACCATGTTCTGGGGGGGATGGCCAGATGCCAGGATCTGCCGGGCGGTCTTCACGGGGAGGAGCCCCGCGTGAACCCACCGGGCGAAGTGCCGTGTGGCCTGCTCCTGGGTGAGCCCCTGAACGGGCTTGGCGACCACCTCGCGGGTGGGTGCTGGGGCACTGGCGAACACTCGCCATGCCTCCTTGATGGTCACACGGTCCGCCGGGGCGAGGTTGTAGGTGTAGGAGGTCTCACGGGACACCCGAGTGGGCTCCGAAGCGAGAGCCGCAAGAAGTGCCCGTCGCGGGTCACCACTGGCCAGCTTCCGTCCCGAGGCTTCGAGAGTGGGACGGTAGTGGGCGAGAGCCTCACCCCAGGGGATCTCCGTGACCACCTTCTTGCCCAGGTAGTTCTGGTAGGCTGCGAGCTTCGAGCCGGGCTTGGTGAGCCAGTAGTGGGCGCTCGCGCACCGCTTCTTGATCTCCCTGTCCCACTTCCCCGTGAGGAGCCCAGGGAACGCACTGTCCCGGACGTACACCCGACCCACCACCCCGTGCTCGGCCTTCACCGACCGGAGGGCCTGTGCGAGCTTCTGGAGGCGGGGGTCCGTGTGGACATGATTCATGGCCTCACCGAGGTGAGCCGCAACACCCGCCACGATGTTCTCAAACGGTGCTCCGTAGGCCGACTTCCGCATGGCAGACGCCACCACCTCCCGGTACTGATCACCGGGAAGTTGCGCCACGGGAGACCGGGGCTGGGGCGGGACCACGACGTTGGGGACGAGCTCTACGCCGTCCGTGCGGGACCGGGTACCCCATGCGTCCACGAGACCCTGGAGCACCGCATCGTTGTGGTGGTGTGGGAGACGGTCGGGGTCTTGCTCCACCACCTCCAGCCACGACAGGTCCGTAATCTGGTTGGCGGTCTTGACCAGTTCCGACAGGTCGCCCACATCGGAGTTGGCTCCCCCGCCGAACACGTCCCAGCCCATGTCGTCGTCGTAGTCCTGGTCCGCAGTCACGATGCCGTCCGGGAGCTTGGCCATGCCACTCTCCGACCGTGGGGCCGCGGGTGCCCCGGTTGTGCGGCTGGTGGTTGTGTCCTTGCGGTTGGTGAGCGCACCCTCGCCGTACTCCTCAGAGAACGCGAAACCGTCCAGCATGAAATTGCTGCCGAAGGTGGGCATGTAGCCGCCGTCAGGCGTACGGGAGCTCATCGTGTACCTCGGGTGGAACGTGCCTTGAGGGAGGCGGTCTTCACGGCCTTCGCTACCTCTTCCTCGTTGTCTTCATCCATCTCTTCTTCTTGCTCTTCCGCCCACGCCTCGGGATCATCGTTGATCTCCATGGCGTCCCCGACGATCTGTTCGACCTCGGCCCGCTCCTCGGGGTCGGATTGACGGGAGACCGCCGCCCAGTGCGGGGCACGGATCTCATCGTACAGGGTGTCGGACAGGGCGCTCAGGGCCTCGACACAGTTCATGTAGGCCCGGCGCATCTCCGCGATCTTGGCGATGTACCCCTTGCCACCCAGGGAACCGTCGGGGGAGATGTCGGCGGACTTGAGCTTGGCGAAGATGGCGTACGCGGACATGGAGTGCCCCAGGGCCGCATTTGTCGCCCGGAGCACCTTGGCCAGTGGCTTGGTGTTCCTGGGATCAAACGCGAAGTCCGGGTAGATCTTCCGTTCCTGTGGGCCTGCGTCGTTCCACGCCCACTGGTTGGCGTCGCCACTCTTGTCCTTGATGAACCGGACCTCACCCGCCGTGCGGGACATCCCGGCCATGCGGGACATCACTGCGTTGGCCACCCGGGCGGGGTCAGGCTTGTTGCGGGGGGTCATGCTGTCACACCTTCAGGGGGTTGCCGGTCTCGTCGAAGAGCCTCTCGATGACGAACTCACCACCTGACTTGGAGAGCTTCCACAGGTCCTTCGACGACTTGTGGACGAGCTCCTCATCGGTCCCGGACTTCATGAAATCCGTGAGGTCGCCCATTGCCGTGACCGTCATCCGGTACGCGGTCGCCGTGCGGGACTTGGAGCCCGACCGGAGGTGGTTGCGGTGGACACCGAAGAACCGACCGTCATCCCACTTCACGAACATGAGACCGTTGAACTCCGTGGTGTCACCCGAGGAGGTACGGACCTTCACCACCGTCCCGCCCTCACCTCGACCAGGAGGCTCGGGGTAGCACAGGAGGGAGGAGAGCTTGCCGTCGAAAGCCACACGAGTCCCGGACGGAACCTCGCTGGTAGCTGCGGTCAACCCCCGAACATAGTCTCGAACCACGGTGCTGCCCGACAGGTGGGCATCCAACGTGTGGACCGTGTTGGAGTTGAGAGAACCACCTTCTTCCCAGAAATTGCTCACGTCTACCTCATCTAGGCGGCGACCTTGGGACAGGTCACCACCTAGTGAGTGGCGAGCCATAGGGCTGTTATTGGGTGACGGTCCAGTAGACCGTGGTGGTCACAGGGGAGGAGAAGGTCACCGTGAACCCGGATGCGTCCCTCGCGGACACGTACGAAGGGGTGGCATCCCCCGTGTCCAGGGACACTCCGTAGGTTCCGCTGGCCCGTGGCACGTCGAACACGACCGCCTCAGAGGCGGACAGGGCGAACGGTACCGACCCGGTCGTCACGGGCTCGGACAGGGTGCCTGGACCCGCCACCGAACCACGAGAGGAGAACTTCAGGGTGGTGGCAGTGGTCCCGTTGAGGGAGAGGTTGCCCACCGTGGACCCCGAGACCACCAGGGTCCGGTTCCCGTACATGGCCACGTTGCCAACCGAACACCCGTCGATGGTCAGGGCTCCACCACTTGTGAGGGTGGACTGGACGTTGCCCGTGATGCACCCGGACAGGGTGTAGAGGGAACCTGCCACTGAGGGGAGGGTCCCAGCGGTGCTGTAGTCGGCCTGGACCGCCGGGTGGGTGCCCCCCTCGATGTCCAGGAGAGCGCACTGGGAGGCCCTGACGGAGGCTGTCCCAGACGATCCGGTGGACTCGCAGTTGCGGAGGGTGATGAGATTCACCGTGGTCGCCAGGACCGTGTACGACCCCACACCCGATGCGGTGAGGGTGCAGCCGTCCAGGACCACCCCATCCACTCCGATGGTGGACGCCGCTGCCCCAACCAGGGACACACACGCCTGTCCAGCGTTGGGCTGGGCAATGGTCAGGCCCTTGAGGATCAGGGACGTGGGGGTCGTGCTCACCGAGGACTGCACCGTGATGGTGGGGCTTGCACCCGCGGCGGTGATGACCACACGCCCGAGACCCAGCAGGGTGATCCCGGCCTTCTCGATGGTCACGTTCTCCGAGTACACCCCAGGCATGACCAGCACCAAGTATGGGCTGGTGAGGCTGGCGTCCGCCGGTACCGCCGTGATGGCGGACTGCACCGTGGTGTACCCCGCCCCGGACCCTGACTTCCCGACGATCAGTACCCCTGCGATGGTGGACAGACCCGCCATGTCCTTGAGGTTGATGCCCCCGGTGATGACCGCGTCCACGAATCGGAGGGAGCCCGTGGTGGAGTCGCGGGTGATCGTGAGGGTCTGGCCGGAACCCGGTTCGATCCGTACCCCGTCAGCTTGGATGTTGGGCTGGGCCATGGGTCACTCTCCCCTGGTGAGTTGCAGGTACCTGTCAGCCACCCGAGCGGCCATCCTCATGGAGGAACTGAACCCTGGGTGAGCGGGGAGAATCACCGCGACGTACTCCATCTCCTTGAGGGACCATGGCTTGTTGAGCGGGGAGAGGGCGGTGGGATGGACGTAGAGGATGAACTCTGCCCCGTCGAGTCCCCACGTTGCATCGTTGGCTGTGATGACATCCCACTTGGCCTGTGCATTCGACCAGTGGAACGAGAACCCCCTCGTGCCCTTGGGCTTGGTGGCCGTCGAAGCGTTGACCAGGGTGATGAGTTGCTTCCCCAGCGCGTGGGTCAGACCCTGGAGGGTCTCCACGACGGCACCACAGCGTTCCCCCTCGACGAGAGGGGTGAGAATGGCCGCGCCGGGCTTGAACTGCAAACAGAGTTTCATCTGGTCCTCACACGAAAACGTCGTAGCCCACGTTGCCCGTGTAGCTCACACCCAAGGACACGGTGAACCCGGTCGTGAGTTTCGATGTCACCCGGACAGGGATGAAATCCGTGGTGGAAAACACCACCCGGTAGCCCGTGCCCGAGAACGGGGTAACGAACGTCACCGTCTTGGTGGTTTCCGCAGCAAAAGTGAGTTGGCCGTTCACGGCGCTGGTCTGGGCCACTAGGTCCTCCACTTGAGCGATGGCCGACGTGATGTCGTCGGTCACGGACTGGGGGAGGGATGTCTGCGAGTCGATGATCCTCCCCTGGGATGTCTGGATGTCCTTCACCGAGATCAACCCTGCTTGGTCGATGGACACGGTGAAGTAGTAGAACTGGGGGGACACCCCGGAACGGTAGGAGAAATCAAACGTGGTGCGCTGGTAGGCCATGGGTCACCAGATGAAGTCGGTGTTGAGGCCCGTACCCTCGGCCCAGTTGGCGAGCTTGCGGAGGGCCTCCACGTCGGAGGACCACACCTCCACCCCGTCGCCAGTCTCACGGACCCCCAGGTCGGGGATGATCGGAAACCGGACACTCTCCTCGGTGGCACCCTTCCGAACCTGTCGGTCCCGAAGCGACCGCAGGGAAGAGGCAAGTTTCTTGGCCTTGGCTGGGTGCTGGAATCCGAAGATGTTGAAACGGTACTCGCTCTTGGAGAGCGCAGCCAGCCACCGGCTGGCCACCATCTTGGCCATCACCACACGGACTGTCGAAGGGGAATTTGCCAATGGGCTCACCTGACAGTGCGGGTGGATAGGAGAACTAGCGGTCAGGAGTCCAGGACGAACCCAGACCGGATGGTTGGGAACGACCGCTGGACTTCTCGCAGGAGGTTCAGGTTCTCCGACACGGAGTTGAACACGTTGCCGTAGAACCCCATGGTGGGGTGGTTGCTCATGCGCCGGGTGGACCGGATGAACCGATGCCGCACGAATCCTTGGGTCACCCCGAGACGCTTGGCGGTCTCGGACTGACAGGTGGTCTCGTACATGAGGACCAGGATCTCGATGTCCATGGGGTCGGTGAAGAACCGCTTGAGGTCGGTGCGGAGGCTGTTGGGGTCCAGCTTTGGGACCTCCAGGAGGTACTTGATCCGTTGGATGGCCCGTTGGAGCCGGTAGCACACAGTGGGCTGGGACACCCCGAAGATGGTCGCGATGTCCGTCTGACGGACGTGTCGGAAGAAGTACAGGTCGATGAAATCGGCCTCGATGACCGGGAGTTGGTCGAGGAGCTTCCGCACTCGGTCGATCACCAGCAGATCATCCTCGTCTGGGTCCGTGAAGATGGTCACGAAAGACGTGATGACATCATCGGTCGTCAGACTGTCGATGTGGCAGCGTGCAGAATGGGGCCGGTAGGTGTGATTGGGGTTCTGACTCCAGGTGTCAGGGTCCACCACCTCGGGGAGGATTCCCGATGCGTCGATGGCCCCCGGTGCGGCCAGCACCATCTTGGCCTCGGGAGGCGGGGGTGCAGGGACCAGAGGGGGTGCAGGGACGGTTGCTGGATCCCACCCGTCTGCGGCCAGCACCCCGAGGATGGCCTGAGCCAACGGAGTGTGGCACCGATAGAACACACTGAGGTTGTACGGGTGTTTCACAGCCATGACTCTCCCCCCTCCAGGAGCTCGTTCAGGGAGACGGTCTCGCTGTCAGGGCTGGTTGATTTGGTGTTGGTGTCTGAGGCGAAGGTGACTAGATTCTTGGGGATCACGGTGATGCTGGTGAGGGAACGAAACTCGATCTTCACCGCCACCCGATGGTCGTACAGGTCCACCACCATCCCCTCAAGGTCTCGATAGTTGCCTCCTGTGATTCGCACCCGAGCACCCACCTCCAGGTCTGAACTCAGGGACTCGGCCAGTCGGGCCTTCATCCCATCCACCTCCTTGTTGGGGAGGGTGTGGATGACACGCAATCCACGAACACTGGATGAAAACACCCTCGAAACAAGGGGGGATCGCTCCAACGCGAAATAGCGGACCTCGGGCAACCCCGTCGCCACGAAGGCGTAGCCCTCGATCAGACGGACAGAAACCGTTCGGCCACCTTTGGTGTAGCTGGCATAGGGGACGAAAACCTTGAAGGTCTCGTCAACCCCGAGGAGGGATCGTAGGGAGCTCTCCAGCTTCCCCTCAATGGCCTTGAGCTCACCCGGTTTGGTGAGCTCCAGTGTTGCCCAGGTTGTCTCGTCCCGATTGTCCAACGCCGTCCTGCCCCTGTTCGAGTTCTACGACCCGACGACGCACAAGTTGAAAGAACTCCAAGGGAGAATAGAGGGAGGAGAACGGAGCGGGCGGTGCGGGCGGGGTGTGGTCTTGAACCTTGGCATTGATCGCTCTCGGCTGGACGTAGACCCCGTCCACAACGGACGGCTTGCCCTGCGGGGGGACGTTACCATCCAGCTTGGAAACCGTTGGGGCGGGGGCGGGGGTTTTCGGGACCTCCGCGAGAACCACCCGCACACCACGATGCAGTTGGGACAGGTCACAGAGGAGCATAGAAGACGTGGGCCGTCCTGGACGAGACGACAGTTTCTCTGCGAAGTCAAGCAACTCCATCCCAATGGCCTGACCAAGAGCCGCCACGGCGTCACGGTCGAGGTACGTGGGAACCACCACAGGCCCCAAAGATGCCCTGTACGCGAGCATGGACATCTCCGCGAGCTTCTCGTAGGCGGTGATGGGGCTCATGGTCTTGAGGAGCTCCGCGGCCTTGGAGATAGACGTGGCGAGGTCGGTCTTGAGGGTGGAAAGGATCTCCAGCACGGTGCTGGAGTAGTCCAGGTGGAGGTACTTGGCCACGTTGGTGACCGTCACACCCCCCATCATTGACACCCCCTCAACGGCCTTCAGGGCATCACGGATGTGGCACTCCGTGATCTCCCCGATGAGGTCCAGGGCCGGTCGCTCGTAGGGGATCCCCTCCTTCTCGCAGACCATGGCCAGACGCTCCCCCACCTGTTCGGGGGCCACAGGGCGAATGACGAACGCCGGGGCGCACCGGGACAGGATGGTGTTCCGCATCCTCTCGGGCTCGGTGGTGCAGAAAATACAGACCAGGGACTTGTCCTGCGAACCTGGGACGGTGTCCTCCAGGGGCTTGAGCAGGGCGTCCAGGGCGTCCTTCGTCAACTGGTGGGACTCATCCAGGAGGTACAGACGGCGCTTGCCGCTGAACGTGCTGTACTGGACTTCCTCCACGATCTTGCGGACGCTGTCCTTCCCGCTGTTGGTCGCCGCGTCGATCTCGAAAAAATCGGGCGAGGTACCCCCGTCGAGGATGGACCGACACGAGATGCACTGGTCGCAGGGCTCACCCTCTACGGGGTTCGAGCACAGGAGCGACCGGGCCAGCACCCGGGCGAGGGTGGTCTTGCCACTCCCGAAAGGTCCAGCGAACAGGTAGGACTGGTGGAACCCAGCCCCACTCGCCACGTACTGCTTGAGGATTTGGATGGTCTCGCGCTGGCCGAGAACGTCAGCGTAGGTGAGAGGGCGGTGCTTCGTGTCTAGCGACATGGCTAGTCCCCCTTACGCTGTGCTGCACGGACACGGGCGGCTTCTTTGCGCTCAGGTGTCCAGGGTCGCCCCTTGAGTGCCGCACTCACTTTTGCTCCAACCTCGGGGGGTCTCGGGACACCCTTGCGGGCAGCAGACAATTTCGCTTTGGCATCTTCTGTCATGGGGGTACGTTTTACGGCCAATGTCGTCCTGTGTGTGCCCTTGGGTTGCTTCAGGTGAGCCTCCCACCTTGCTGGGGTCCACGGCACACCTTTTCGGGTGGTGCTGATTTTGGAGAGCCATTCAGGGCTCCGGTGGAACCTGTACCCATCAGGGTCCGCAGCCCTCCGTGCATGGGCCTGACGGATGCGTTCAATCTCCTCAGGGGATTTCACACGGCCCTTGCCCTGCCCCATCTTCGATGCACTCACCTTTGCCCGTACTTCCGGGGTCATACGGGTGTGACCCATCTGTGCAGCACTCATCCGAGCCCTAGTCTCCGAGCTTATGATATAGTTGCTCACCCCTCCGCTGTTCATGTTGTACCCGTGGTCGGGGTCCAGAGCCCGGAGGTTGATGATGTGGTGCTGTTCCAAGTCTGGGAGTTTGGTCAGGTCTGACTCCACCTGGACTACCTCGAACCGGAACGACCCCTCCCCGTACATCGCCCAAGCACTTTGCAGGTGCGGGTTGGCGTGGGTCCCGTTGCGGAGTTTCTTCCGATGGTCCACCCACCTCTGGCGGGTGTTCGACGACATCCCGACGTAGACCTTGCCGTTGGTGAGATTGGTGATGAGGTAGATCCCTGAGACACGGGCCATCCCCAACCATACCGACCTAGTAGGTATCCAGTGACATTCTAGAATACCTTACAGCGTGCGGGGCATCTCTTCGATGAGATCCCTGCCGTCCTCCCCGATGTCAACGCCTTCGGCATGGAGTCGATGGAGGACATCCACCGCTGCCCCCAGGGTCTTCCTGAGCCACCTCATGCTGGCAGGGTCCGAATCGGCCCTTGTAGGGGCACAGGTTGCCTTGGCATTGGCCGAAGCCCGCCACTGCTTGAGAAACCCCATCTCGGCCTTCGCGTGATACAGGGCATGAGTGGCCCTGTGTCTCCAGTCCCGCCCCTTCTTGTATCTGTCTCGGGAATCCAGACCCAGTTGGTTCTGGATTGACTCAATCTGGAGGGCCAGATCCGCGATGCGTTCCTTAGCCTCACCAAGAGTCTGGGGGATGGCCCAGCGATCATCACTGTAATCTTGCGGAACAGTTGGTTCGTTAGACATTCTGGGATACCTTACGCCCCAGCGGTCAGACCATGGTCATGGTGCCCACGAGGCTCATGCACAGGCGGTCGAGCATCTTCATGTTCGGGCTGTGCGGGAGGTTCGAGCTCTCGTAGAGGGCGTCCATCTCCTGGTCCTGCTTGGTCGCCCACTCCACCAGGGCCTCGTACGACCACCAGCCCGCCCGGATGCCCAGGAGCTCCTCCGCGTCAGGGCGTCGGACGATGACCTTGCCCGTGGTGAGGATCTCCCGGCACATGCGGAGGAGACGGACGAGGTGCATCGCGTGCTTGGTGTTCCCCTGGATGGCGACTTTGCCTCCGCGACGGGTGACCAGGATCTCATTCGGGACGGTGAAGCACACGATGCGACCCCCCTGAACTTCCTCCACCGTGACATGGTTAGACCCTTCCTCCCGGAAACACGCCGTCACGGCCTCATGACGTTGTCCCACGTACACCTGATACATGGGGGTGGCGTTGGCATCCCCGTAGGGTCCCCACACCTGGGACACAATCCCGGCAGACACACACATGGCCTGCACGTCATCTGCGAGGCGCTTGGAAGACGTGTGGTAGATACGGCTATGGGGCCTGTTCGACCCGTCCCCCGCAACCATCACATCCAGGAGAAGGTCCACTTGACGGGCCGACAGTTGGACAGCCCACGGGGGGAGGTGTTTGGTTTGGGACCCGGAACCACACCATGTCACCACGTCCCCGGCCCATTGCCGGTCGGCCACCGTCCACACCCTCTCTTCGCATGGGGTGGTTCGTGACTCCTCGTCCCGAAGGTAGGAAAACCGACGGACCCTCGCCGGATACCGGGACATGAAACCGTCCATGTGCGGCTCCAAACGGCCCCCGGCCTTTTGGGAGATCCGAAGCACGGAAGGGGTACCGTCCGTCAAGGACTTGCCCACGCACCCTTCGGAGACATAGCACCCCATGAGGGTCAGAAGGTCATCGGGGATGGGGTAGTCGGTGTGACGGGGGGTGCCAGTGACCCGCACATGGAAATACGATGGACGACCATCCAACAAATCACCCATGGGCCGGATGGTCCATTCAGCCGACCTATGGGTGTAGGCCGTGCTGAACCCGTTGTTTCCCGTCCGGTGAACCCGTGACACCCACATCCGGTGGTTCATGGTCACGGCGCAGTTGCTGTGTTGGGGGTGGAGGAACACGACCGGGCCAGTGTGGGGTTTGGCCACGCGGTCGGTGAACGCTTGGTACTCAATGTGCCCCGTGGACTGGTTCAGCGTGGCGAGGGTGTCCCCATCCACAACCTCGTCGTACCGGAGCCACCCCCGAGAGGTAAGGAACTCCGTATCGTCGAGGTAGCAGTCGTAGCCGTACTTGGCCTCGATGGCAGCACGCGCGGGGTTCCGGGACCTCAACCACGTCTGGTAGCTGTCCCAGTCCTGCTTCTTGGCCCGGTACGCCTTCTCCTGGACGAGCAGGGCGATGAGGTTGTCGTCCATCCCCAGGGACTTGGCGGTGTTGGCGAACACGTCCTCGCTGGACACCTTCATCCGGGCGAGGAAGTCCGTCATGCGGTTCCGCAGCGCGATGCTCTGGGACGCATCGAGCGAGGTCCAGTCGAGGTCGTGCCACGTCGCCACCTCGCGAATGACCATGGACATGGCCACCGAGAGGTTCTCCCGCTGTGCCCCGGTCATCTCGTTCTCGGGACGCAGGCCAAAGTCCTCCCGGCGGGGCGGTGCCAGAGGCGGGTTCTTGAGCCAACGGTAATGCGATTGGAGGCGGTGGAGTTGGGCCATCGCGTAGCCCGAGAACGTGTGCCGCGCCTTCTTGGACAGGAACATGTCCCGCGCGTCCACCAGCATCCGACCCGCGGTGGTCATCATGACGTGGTTGCTGGGGTCCGTCCACAGCACCTCGATGATGTTGGGGTTGCAGTCCCTCGCGAGGGCCATGAACTTCCGCACCTCGTAGATCACCATGTCATCGGGGGACGACGACTCGGCTTGCTCGAACTTCTGGGTGAACCCCGTGAAGTAGGGGGTGGGAGGGATGGCGACGCCCTTGTAGTCGGTGTCCGACGTGGGGAGGCTGGTGCCGTAGGCCCGCGATCCGTGCTGGGTGAGGAAAATGGTTCTGTCCTTCAACCAGGGCAGGTTCACGAACTTGGTGAGGTCGGGGCAGTGTACGGGGTCCATCCCCGTGTTACGCACCAGAGCCTTTGTTTGGCTACCAGATGCGGGGTGCGACTGGCCGCATACGATCATTAATTTCGGGGTTCCTCCCAGGAGGGAGGAAATCGCCAGGGGCGTCCATACGCCCCATCAATGAGCACACCTCCCATGAAGGGGTCGCGAACCATTCACCCATCGCGTCTAGGCACGTATGGTAGGCGGGGCGGTTGAGGTCAGAGCAACTGAGACGTTGGACCCTCAATGGACTGGATCCCACAGCACATGTGCCTGGGGCTGGGATCGCGAACAGATACCCCCGTGATGATCTGCACACCTGAACAGACTCGACGGGGAGGGTGCAGGATTCCCGAGGGGCGGAAGGGGCCAGAAAGCTGTGGTCCCGGTATCCATGCTGTCTGCATGTGTCAGTGCCCGTAATGGTTACCGGCCCAGAGTCATCCAGACAGAGTCGGAAACCAGCGCTTGTGGGCAGTTGGGTGTTACTGGACGCGGACGAGTCTGAGGAAGACACGGCCCAGACCAGTAACCCGATAGCTGCCCCTACTCCGAGAAGGGACAGGGCCACCCATGTGCCCGTAGACGGGCCGGTCCCACCCCCGGACCCACCACCCCCCCCGCAGGAGATGTACCGACCCGTGGATGGATCCCGACAGGGGCCGTCCGTCAGTGGCATAGGTTGGAACGCGGCGCAGCCCGTGAAAGACCCAAGGGCGAGGACAAGGGTGAAATTCTTGAGGATCCTGTTCATACTGTCTATTACGCCCTGCACGGGACGCTAGTGCATCAACCGCTTCGGGGGGGTGGGCTTGCGGGTGGTTGCCCCCTTGTCGGTGATGGCCACCTCCTGGGTGAACAACTCCACCGTGTCCCGAGGCATCAACGCCATGGGGTCCATCCCCAGGGATGTCGCCCGGAGCACCGCGGACATGAGGTACGCCTCGGTGATGTGCCGGATGCCTTCGTAGGCGTCTTCGTCGGCACCCACCTCCCGCCACGTCACCATGACGGTCTCGGTCACAGCGTCCAGGGGGAGGTTGAGGTCCTTGGCCGTCTTCTCCAGGAGCTCCAGGACGAGCGCCTCGGTGTCCGTGATGTCCGCCATGTCAGTAGGTGGTGGGGTTGAGGATGGGGTCCTCGCCGTGGAACAGCACCCCCACCCGGTTGGCGAGACGGATGAGGGGCGGGAGGGACTCCATGGTGACGAAGTCCTTGCGGGTGACCATGAGGTCGGGGTTGGTCCGTGCCGCGTGCTTGGCCGGTAGGGCCTCCAGTTTCACCGCGGTGAACGGTCGAGCCGTCGTGCGACGGACCACGAACGTCCCGCCCAACAGGTGCCGCGCGTACACCTTGGGATCCACGCCCTTGTCGGCCAGCATCTGAAGCATGTCCGCCCGGCCTTTGTTGTCCAGGGCCTTGTGGGAGAAGTGACACCGGGCGAGCGACGCCACCCCGTTCTTGTAGGCGTCGAGCTCGCGCCACAGAAGGGTGTTGGCGGCTTCATCCTCGTCTGGGACGTTCCACACCCGTGCGTCGAGCACAGGGGAGAGGTGACCCTTCTCCGGGATGTACTTGGGGAGCTCCCGGTTGAAATGAACGCTGGCCACCGCCGCGAGCATGGAGACCGTCTTCTGCACCCGCCCGCCGAAGTATGGGGTGGACTCGTCGCTCTCCTGCATGAGCACGAGGCTGATCTCATCCGACTGGGTGTACCCCACCCGGGCGTTGGTCTCCTCCACCAGACGGCGTGTGGTGCTCACCATCAACGCCGCCAGCCGGGGGTCGTAGGGGCGTTCAAGGCCCGCCGCGAAGGTGTGGAAAGCCCGCCCGTCCACACGGACACAGACGGGCAGACCAGGGGTGAGACGCTCGGACGGTGGGGCACCGGGAAGGGTGATCGGTTCGGGACGCCCGTAGCACCACAGGCGCTCGTACATCTTCATCCGGTCGCCAAGCTCGTCACGGCTGTCAGGCGGGGCAGAGTCGGTGGGGTTCATGGGGGGTATTACGCCACCGGAGGGACGAACTCGACCCCGCCGTGGAGGGTCACCATGACCCGGCGAAGCTCGAAGTCCTCGGTCTTGGGTGGCTCCTCGCCCTGGATCTTCTGGTCGTTGGTACACCAGTATCCGATGGTCTTGGTGGCCTCGGCCTCGTCCTGGTAGATGGCGGGACCACCAATGGTGTCCAGCACCACCCCGCGGTCGTTGCGGCGGACGATGGCCACCCCTTCGATGGGGTTCAGGACTCTGCAATGGATGCTGTCCCGGAACTCCTTCAGGGCCGGGACCACCCGAGACAGCGCCAGCGTCACATCCCGGTTGTGGCGGAACTGCGCCTTCGTCTTCTCAGCCTCGTCCTGGTAGTCCCCGACATGGAACATCCTGACCATGTTGTAGTAGCTCAGGGCCTTCTCCAGGGTGCGCCCACACGTCTCCTGACGGCGCTCCGGGGTCAGCTTCGCAGGCACGTCCAACCAGGACGCCCAGCGCCGGTCCTTCACCACGTCCCACACCTGGACCAGCAGGTACAGGGGGTTCGTCAGGGTGTCCTTGTCGGGGGTGAACCCGGACTCGAACCAGTCCATGAACCCATCGTGGCTCTTCATGAGCTCGATGATCTCGGAGAGGTTCCGCATGGACGCCCAGCCGCCTTCCGCCAGGAGTTGCATGAGGCGGTCACGGATGGCGCTGATGGTCCCGCAACACGTCCCGAGCCACTGGCCCTCCCGGTGGATGACCCCCACCCACTGTGCGGGCGTCCACGGGATGCAGACGTTGTTCACGAACCGGGCACGGGCCGGGCCGTACTCCATGTGGTACCGGACCCCGAGGGCGTCCAGTTCAGGGAGGGGACCCGACATCGGTTCGTCGCTGGTGGTCTGGGCGGGGACTTCTCCGAGGCTCTCGTCACTCATCCCTGTGTTACGCCCCCACTACCGATCAACTGACGGCTCCGTTACTGGCTTGGGGTGCTCTCGCCGCCCACCGTTCACCCGCCGGATTGGGCAGCTACACGAACACCCTCATACGGAGCCGTCAGTTGGTTGGTAGGTCTCTCTGTTACGCCCCAGCCCACACCTTGCCGTTGTGCAGGTACACGACCTCCGCTCCGTGGACCGGCAAATCCGTGAGGGCATAGCGGAAGGTGTCGGACTTGTAGGGGTTGTAGACCACCTCCAGGGAACCATCGCCCAAGGCACCGTCGAAGGCCACCAGGGTGCCGCGCACCACGGCGTGGACGTTCTTCCGACGCTCTCGCAGGACTCTCTGGCGACCCGCCTCAGAGACACGGAAGGTGACGTTCCCCAAGGTCACCATCTCGCAGTGGGACCGCACGATGCCGCGGTGGCGAACAGACCAGCACTTGCGGTGGAGGTTCCGGTACACGTCCACCACCTGTCCAAGTAGGTCCATGGACGGACGGTACCAAAACAGACCGGCGGGTAGCCCGTGAGAGCTACCCGCCGTGGTTCGGGTGCAAGGGGTCGAACCTTGATTCACGGAGCCAAAACCCGTTGTCCTGCCATTGGACGACACCCGAGTGTGTACTGGGAGGTGGACTCGAACCACCATTGCCGGTGCCAGAAACCGATGGCCTGCCATTGGCCGATCCCAGTGCGAGCGAACGCAACGACTACCCCAGCAACGGAGCCCTCCGTGGAGGGCCACCCGTCACCAGGGCATCACTGTTGCTGTTGGCGGAGAGCGGGAGAATCGAACTCCCCGGACTGGTTTTGGAGACCTGTCCCGTCACCAGAACGCCCTCTACAAGGATGTTCAGATGAGGTACGCCAGTTCTCTCGGTTGGTGCTGGCGTTGTGGTTCATGACAGGTCTCTTGTCTCTACTTGATGAAGGAGGGGGTGTCAACGGAAATCGACGGACACAGAAACTGTCACTTAGTGGCCTAGGAGACGCTGAGTGACATGACCATCTGTCGAAAATGCCCCAACACAATCCCGTCATCCATCGTGATGGATGGGAAACGGAAGATCCTGAGCAACAGGAAATACTGCCTCAGTTGCTCTCCGTGGGGCCAGCACAACACCAAGATCCTCGAAGGGGACAAGCTCGTCACCCACCCTAGGGTCGCTAGGGACAACAATGCCCGGATGGTCAACGACTACCGCCAACGGATGAAGCTCAGAGCCGTCGCCTACAAGGGTGGGAAGTGCGAACGCTGCCCATATGACAGGTGCGTCTCAGCACTCACGTTCCACCATCTTGACCCGACTCAGAAGGACTTCACGATCTCCCAGGTCACCCGACGCTGGGAGGTGGTCCGGGCAGAACTGGACAAGTGCATCATGCTGTGCATGAACTGCCATGCAGAAGAGCATGACAGACTGAGGAGCTTAGACTAGCTCACTGGGTGGGACTTGAACCCACAACCCCACGGTTAACAGCCGTTCGCACGACCATCGTGCTGCCAGTGAATGAGCGACGGAGACGTTGTCCCCAAGCCGGTTAGAGCTTGGGGGTCCGATTCTTCAGCGTCGAGTTCATCCTGGAGCACATGACGAGATCCCTCAATCCGTAGACTACGCAGCCACCGAGCTACATCCTCGTGAACAGAACCGTGCTTCACGCACGGCGGGTCTATTCATGGGATGGAGCACCGTGACGGAATCGAACCGCCGCTGGCGTTGATGCCACTGGGGTTGCAACCCAGGCCCTTTCCACTCAGGTGAAACGGTGCAGATGGAGACAGAGCGGGAGACGGGACTCGAACCCGCAACATCCGACTTGGAAGGACGGCGCTCTACCATTTGAGCTACTCCCGCAGAGAGACTCTTCCCAACGGTGCTTACCGTAGGGACACGCCCTCGTGACGTGGAGCGGGGGACGGGGCTCGAACCCGCAACCTTCGACTTGGCAGAACGATGCACTACCATTGTGCTACCCCCGCGGAGGAGACTTGCTGCCGTCGTCAGAGCGACGGCGCAAATACCCTTGGTACCGGGAGCGAGGAACGAACTCGCGACCTGCCCCTTATCGAGAGGCTGCTCTACCACTGAGCTATCCCGGCGTGCATACACGGTCGCCACGGTCGATGCCGCGGCGCTGGTAATGCTTCGGGTGGAGGTCAGGGGGCGCATGGTCGTGGTCTTTGTGTCTGGGGTCTTCTGTGTGGAGCCGGGGATAGGACTTGAACCTACAACCGTCGGTTTACAAAACCGCTGCTCTGCCAATTGAGCTACACCGGCATGGTGAGTCTTGTTGCCGGTGAACCCTTGTCAGAGGCTCATCCGGCGGTTGGCGTCCGGGTGGTTGTCGTGGTCTTCATGATCAAGGGTGTCCTTGGACGCGGGAATCGGATTTGAACCGATGGCCTCCGGGTTATGAGCCCGACGAGCTTCCTGACTGCTCCATCCCGCATTGAGTCGTGAGAGGACCGTTCCTACCACGAGTGCTCAACAGAAGGCAAGGCTAAAAGAGGAAAACCGAAACTTGTCGCAAAGGCAGGGATCGAACCTGCGACACCAGGATTATGATTCCCGTACTCTACCAACTGAGCTACTTTGCGGTGGACCTGACTGGACTTGAACCAGCAACATCCTGCGTGCAAAGCAGGCGCTCTCCCAATTGAGCTACAGGCCCTTCCTGTCTGGGTGTCTTACGCTCAGGTACGGGGAGCGTCAACAGAAATGTGAACGGGGGACGCCACATTGAACCCAGCGGCGTTCTTGTGGCCCCCACCACCCCACCGCTTGGCGATGGCAGAGACATCGAAATCCCCGCGGGAACGCAGGGAATACACGGCCCTCCCGGTGTTCGAGATGTGCCAGCCGAACGCGAACGGGTGCCCGTTGCTAAGTTCTCCGACCACCTCGGAGACACTCCAGTACGGGACGTTGACGCTGGGGACCAAGGGGAGGTCGGGGGCAAGCTGGGCCAGCAGTGCGATGTCCTTGACCGAGTCGATGTACGACCGGCGAACCGACATCGCCACCACACCCTTCTCACGGGCGCTGGACAGACCCTCCTCCGCAAGGAGACCCATCGCATCCAGGTTGTAGCCCGCAGTCTGGATGTACGAGTTGACGATCTCGGAGTCCGGGAGCTTGAACCGCCAGAGGTCACGGTCCTCGATGTAGTCCACCAGCCAGTGACGGGGACCTCCCACCAGTTCGTCCCAAGCAAGGCCAGCCCCGCTACGCCCCATGTCGAACGTGCAGAAGTCCAGCCCCACAAGATCCTCCTGGGCGGTCTTGTGGTGGTCCAGCACCCGGAGGGACTTGGCCTCCGCTGCCATGGCCTGTAGGACATCCCGCTTGTACGAGAAGTCCACGACGAGCACGTCTCGCCCGGTGACATCGGGACGGGGCTCTCCGTACGAGGCCGAGATGAGATCGACGGAAGGTGCCCCCTTAGCAAGCAGGGCTTGACGGGTGACCCAAGCCGCACAGGCTCCGTCCATGCAGTGCCCGTGGTAGATGACCAGTGGGTTGGAACTCATGTCAGATCACACATCCGGTGTTGGCGTCGGTCACGGCGATGGTCCCGCCGATGATCGACATCAGGTAGTAGGCTCGATGGAGGAACTGGGCCTCTACGACGGCCCACGGGTTGGGTACGAGAACTGTGCTCTGTGCCCGCACCTCGGGGTCCCCTTCGCCCCATGCAGCCGGGGGGCGTCCCAGAAGGTCTCGGGCCTCGGTCAACAGGAGCACCCGGTCGGCCCGCTTGACCTCGGGGTGGTGCCAGAACTCCTGGGGGAGGTTGAACCTCTCCCGGATGGCCTCCATCACCTTGGCCTCGATCTCCTTGTAGCCCGTGAGGTAGGGCTTCAGGGGAGTGGGGACATCGACGCAGTACGCTTCGCTTCCATCGTGGAGAAGCCCGCAGAGCGTGAGCACGGGGTCTCTCGTCCTGAGGAACACCTCATCGGACACCCGCAGCGAGTGCTCCCCCACACTGTAGGGGACTCGGGTGTGACCGGCGAAACGGTTCATGAGGGCAAGAGCGTGCGCGATGTCCTCCAGGAACACCTCGTCTGCCCTTGGGTCCATGGGCCAGAACGCCACCCCCGTGAAAGTTTGGAGCCATTGGCCGGAACGAGTCTCGCTCACGTTGGTCAGACCCGGCTGCCAACCACGAACGAGTGGAACGTCTCCGCGAGGGCGAGGATCTCCTCGGTGGTGGGGGGAGCGGGGAGCACCGGGACGCGCTCTTCGCGGTCAGCGGAGGTGAACTCCACGTCGCACCGCTTCTCCCACTGGAGGTGAAGCTGGTTGAGGGCGGTGGTGAGAAGGGAGTGACGGAGGTTGGTCCAGTCGAGATTCGCGGTCGTCATGGCCCACCCTACCGGGGTGGGCCACGGTCCCTACCGGGCGATGCCCAGGAGGGTGAACCCACCGGCACGGGTCCACTCGGTGTTCCAGTGCTGGCCGATGTTGAACCGCTCGTAGGCGCTGAACGAGTAGGTCTTGACCCAGGCCCGGTCGGAGCGGGTGTCGGTGAACCGCACCTTGTACTCCTCGCTCGACAGGATGCGCTGGAGGGGACCCCGGACATCGAGGTCAGGCCACACGGCTCCGTGTCCACGCCCCGCCGTCCTTGCCTGCGAAATCTGGTCCCACTGGTGGTAGTGGTACGAGCACCACTCGGCGTAGACCGGGCACTGGTCGTAGCAGGTGCTGCACTCCCGGCGAGAGCACGTCTGGCACACCCGGGGGGTGGTGCATGTCGAACACGACCGCGTTGGTGAACACCGCTCCCTACAGGTGGCCGACCCGTTGCTGTTGGACGAACACGAAGTTGAGCAGTTGGAACTGGTGGTGCAGTTGCACTCGTACGAGTTGCCCCCGGTGCAGTTGCACTCGTATGACACGTCCCGACAGTTGCAGTCGTGGGGGTGGCAGTTTTCGGTCCCGTTCTGGCGGGTCTCGCAGTGGTCCCACGAGTACACCCCACTGGGAGCTTGGGTGCGCCAACCCTCGCCCGCGTAGTTGTGACGCTCCTGGAGAATGCGCTCCCTGTTCCACGTCATCGAGTCCACGTTGGTGACGGTGGTGTTGGGCGTGAACAGCCACACCATCAACCACACGAACAACACCGCCGAACCCACCCCGAGGACGAGCTTGAACACGAGCTCCGTGTCGATGGTGGAGAACCACGACGGGGCCGCGGGCTCATCGTCCTCGATGGGGTCGGGGCGACGCGGCGGGGCCATGTACGACGGTGCCCGGTACCCGCCCTCCACGGGGGACTTGACGTGGATGTCCGAGAGAGCCTCCTCAAGAGACTCGGCCTTGGGTGCCTTCGGAGCCGTGGGCTCCTGGGCCTTCTTCACCACGGCGGGCGAGGGGGCGGCAACCGCGGTCTCCACATGGGTCGGCCCCACCATGAACCTGGGATCCACGGGGTAGCGGTCGGCTCCACACACCTCACAGGCGGTGTGGCCCTCTCGGCTCTCCCCCTTGCAGTAGGTACAGGTCCAGTTCGCCCCAGCGCGAGCCTTGCGGTCGAGCTCCCCGGTGAGGTGGGGCGCGGTCGCCGGGGAGTCGGGCATGACCCACGGCTCGTTGGTCTTCTCGCCACCGCAGTTGGAGCACTTGAGGCTCTCGCGCTCGCTGCCCTTCATGCCGGGGTTGCGGGTGCCGCAGTGGGAACAGTCCCACATCATCTCGATGGTCCAGGTAC